AGCGTGGCCGCTTGTGGCTTTCTCGTCTCGCCGTCAAACCATTTGCGTAACGTTACGGCAGTGACACCGCTTTCGTTTTCAATCCACTTGTATGAAGCACCGCTATCCCCGACCATGGTTCGCACTTCATCGATGATCGGGTCTTTGTCAACAAAGTTGTAACTTTTGTATGTGAACCCCATTTTGCTCTCCTGTTAAGGGGGTTTAAGTTCTTCCGTTGTGCTCGCACTCTAGCACGGGACAATGGGCTTTACATAGCCCGTTCTTCTTGGCGGGGAAGTTTACCTGTGCTGTAGCTTCCTCCATCCTTGTTAACTCTGGGAGTAACTCAGCCCAAAGTTCTGCCATATCACTACGACTAAACAACTCATGGGACTTGTCTTTAATTATTGTCCACCAGTATTCAGCCCGCACCCCTATAACTTGTGGGAACATACTAAATATTGCTTGCGCATATAACGCTAACTGAATGATCTCGTCTTTGGGTTTACCGGTTTTATAGTCCACGATCTGTGCGGCGGCAGTGGAGGGAGTGAGAGGGTATAACTTAATAAGATCTACCTTCACCCGCACCCATACTTTTGGGTTAAAGTAATCAACTGGTCTTAGTTCACGGCTGAGAGCGATTTCTTTTTCACAGATGTTTGTTTGCCCCGGCACCTTCATACTTGCCGCTTCATCACCCCAGTCGTTGAAATTTACGTAGGCTGTGGGCATAGGTAAGCCCTGCTCTACCCTTCGCTTGAACGCCTCATGCAAGGCGTTACCATCGCTTAACTCGATTGACTGTGGTTGTTCAAACTTTTTAAGTATGGTTGTTTGGTAGTATTTCTTTGGACATATACGCCAATCACGCAGCTTGGTGTAGCTCCATGAAAACCCTTTTTGTTGTGGGCTGAACCTATTCATTGTACTACCTCGTCTCTTATGATCTCTTTGATGTAGTCAGGGATAGAGTAAACGCCCCTGCCTTGAGAGATGATACACTTGTCGCCAAATATCTTTATAAGTTGACGACGCAACACAAAGAGATGCTGACGATAGGCTGACGTGTGAAACTCCAACCAGTTTGCATTGTACTCCCGGAGTAAGACACTCAAGATGAACGCGCTACGCGGTGGGATTTTCAGCTTCAACGCTAGGACTGTTTGGTCTATATCTACAGACACAAACTTGAAAGAACTAAACGTGTGCGCTCTTTCGGTGAGGTTCATGACTTTTACTCCTGAGTATACAGTATATACTACAACCTGACTCGTGTCAAGCAACTCAGAGTTGTATTTCCTTCACATTACCATAGTTTTGTCCGACCTTCACTTCAGCGTCAAGTGGCAAACCACGTCCCCACCAAGCCGGTGTACGCATTTCTTGGTGAGCGATTTCTGCTACCGTAGTAACTAGACCATCTGGCACAACGTATATTAGCTCGTCGTGGACTTGGTGCGCAAGTCGTATGTCGTTGATCATTATCGCTTTTAATCTGTCGTCGATCCGCTTGGCTGCGTCCATCACATGACAACGATCTAACGCCTGTACGTGGTTCTCAAGAAACTTCCCACCGTATATCTCACGTATCTCCCGAGCATATGTGAACACCTTCCTGCCGCCAAAGTCACGAATGTTATCGTAGTAAAGTCTTAGCCCATTCGGCAACACCACGTCTGTGCCTTCAATGCGTGACGGTCCTAAGCGGCAGACGAAGGGCCCGCCAACACCACCATGGGTTATGGGCATCATCTCTGTCAGTACTCGCTCTAACACGTACCAGTATTTAACGATACTGCGGAACTTATTACGATAGAACTGCACCCACAATTGACAGTCAGCAAATGAAACGTCTATCGGTATACCGTTATCTGCTGCTTGGTTCACCAATTGTGTGAGAAACTTGTTCGGTCCCATCTGGAAGCCTAGACCCAATACAGTGTTCTTGGCAATAAACCGTTCAAGCTTGTCCGCTTTCGTGATGGTACGCCTGAACATGTCACTGCCAAACCAACAATAAACATCGCTACCTTTGGCAAACTCTGAGAGTAATTGTCTTTCGTCAGCTAACCATGCAACTAATCTAGCTTCTATTTGGGACGCATCTACAGCTACAATCTTATACCCTGGTGGGGCTATCAAGCTCTCACGAAGTTTCTTTGACTTGCGAGAAGGTAGATTTTGCTGGTTGATCTTCCACTCACCGCTGAACCTGTGCGTATGTGCCCCACCATACCTGAGAGCAATGGGCATCCATGGTTCGTCAAACCCATTCACTGCCGCTTCGGCCATGCCAATAAACCGTTGAGTACGTCGTTCTTCCAACGTAGACCGTATCCCTATACGCGCTTCTGCGAGTGCTTGCACATCTGGGTTCTCATGCTCCTGTAACGCACGAAACCCTTCATCAGTCTTAGCAAATGCGAAGATGCGTTTAGATGGATCGGTTAGAGAGTTCTTCATGGGCGGGTCTACGCCTAGCCCCCATAGGGCTACCGCAAACATCTTGCTTGAAAGTAAATCAGCACGGGTCAAACCAACTCTTTCGAGTAAACTGTTTTTCTCTTGCAAGATAATGTTCAAGTGTTCATGCAAATGTGTTAAGTCTGCCTGAAAGTTTGGGGCAGTACACATTCTAAGTATCGCGTCCATCACCCATAGCTCACCCTTGGGGAACTTTTTGCCGAGACGCCTAATAATACTTCGACAATTCTCTGTATCGGTAATACAGTATTGTTTGAATTCTTCCCAGAGTTCTGGTTGTGCTTCTAGGTCTTTACGTCGCATCCCAATAACTTTATGAACAGTCGCGCCTTTTGGCGGCAGACCAAGGACTTGCGATACGTTTTCAAGGTTTACACGACCGTTTTTGATTTTGTGTAACAAAACTGCTCGGGCTATACCCATTGCGTCTATTAGCATGTCAGGGTGTATGCCATACCTAAACGCCAATATACTTGCATCAAACAAAGCGTTATACGAAACAAACGCCCATGGTCGTGGATACTCTCGGAGTAAGTCTGCCACTTCGTCACCCGGCAGGAATGTGGCCGGTCCTTCGTTTGTGGCAATACCACAGCCAATTGTCTCCCAACGCGGGTCGAGAATATACTCATATGGCGTCATGAGTTTAAGCGTATAGTATTTGTCATAATACGACTCAAAGTCGCCATAGATCATTTTCATTGTGTTACTCTTATTGTGTTATTGGCGTTATTATATCTTGCCATATGTCGTCCCATGGGTTGTTAGTTTGGTGCCATTGCGCGTGCAAAGTTTGGCCCGTGATAGTTGCCTTCAACCTACGTTGGGCTTTCTCTCTTTGATATGCGTGATAGAACTCGTTGAAGTGATCTGTTAATCCATCTTCAAGTAATTCGTTGGTTAGTACAGGGACGATTGTAACACTGTCATCAGGTACAGGTGGTTTAGGTTTGTCTTTTATTATACGATAGAAAGCAATTAGTTCTGTGCCATACCCACAGATACCTTTGAACCATTTTGATACACCTGGAACATAGCGTGGGGGTTTTGCTTCAACGTATTCTTTTAACGCCCTGAATACTAATGGATCATTTGAGTCGCTATAAAGTGATGGCACGATGGCGCGTAACCATGAGAGCATGTGAACAGTCAATGGAACTGGAATACCATTCCTAAGAAACATACTAAACAATTCAAGAGTTGTTGACCACTGTATAGCAATGTCAACTAGTGGGACTAACTTCTTCCCAAGTTTACTCTCGATAGTAATATTGTTTATGTACCTTGGCCACAACCAATAAGTATGAGTTTGGTCAACAGTAGATTTATAGTTTAAGGAATACTCAACTCGCTGATTAAGAAACCCAGTAAATATATGAAGATTATCAGTTGACCAATTAGAAACTCTCGGCATCAACAATGATGCATCAGTCATTGTCTGGTAGTCACCTGGGGGTATCAAGTCGTAATACAACTCCTGTTGGGCCATTGGCGTTGATAACGTGTACAACGTATCAATCGCTATTTCGCGGAGCTTATTTTTAATAAGATCGTGCGCTTTCACTTGCGCGACCGTTGGAATTTTAGTTCTTCTATGTGGTAATTCTTCCATCTTGCTCTCCAATGGTGGGGCGTCTGGGTCATCCCAGTTACACCCCGGCGGATCATAACCCATTATTACTCCTATTATGTTTGGTCGAGTTGTTTCGGGAGTAACACCTTGTCACCGAACGGGATGTCATGGTTCTTAATCGTACACCAGATGACTGGGTAGGGTGGCGGCAGGAGGGGAAATGCACCCTCTAAGTCTGTGAGGTATACCAAGACCTCTGGCTCAAGTCCCTCTTGCGCTACCCGCTCAAACACCGGACAGAAGTCAGTCCCACCTCCACCTTTGATTTTACGCATCATGTCATCGGGTGTATCAAGCTCAACATACTCATTCACTGCCGCATCACATTGCATGAACACCAATGTACGTGGACGCGCTTGCTCCATGAGTCCTACACCCTCAGTGCAGAACATGTCCATAGTTTTCTGGTTGATACTCCCAGAGTTATCCACCACGAACACGATTGTCTCGCAGCCATACTTTACTTTCGATGGTGAGCCTATGCCTCTAAGCATCAACTCATTGTCGAGTGTAGACCATGTACTAAAGTCAGCGCCCATCCGTCGTGACATGGTGACTGTCAAGTGTTCACGCCAGTCAACTTGTGGCTCCAATAACTTAGAGAGCCCACGCTCTAGCGCCGCTGGCAATCGGCCTTGCGCCTTCGCACTGGCAAGAGCGGCAGTGAGGGCGTTGTCCCAGGCTTGCGGGTTACGTGCCTCTCGCGCTTGTGCTGGCGTCTTACCCGTGCCCTTACCAGGTGTTAAGTGCTCGTCGAAGCTCTTATCACCACCACCGTTGCCAGATGGCTTGGGCTGACCCTTACTCCCAGAGTTAGGTTTATTTTGTTTGTATAGTTTCCTGTACGCGGTGGTCAAATCATCTTGGTAGGTTATTAGTTGGGGCTCATGCCAACAGTCCTTTGGCGCTTCCCCCACCTTGCCGCGCTTCAACATGTCATTGATAAGACAGTCAGCGGCGACTTGCATGACTTCGCTAACATAAGGGAGTTTCATGCCATCAGGGTACAGGATGTATCCGAGTTGTGCGAACCGATACATCATGCCACAATGATTGAATATACCATGACAGATTTCATGGCAAGCAATAAACACCCGCTGTTGTAACGTATGCTTGAAATATTCTGTTGGATTAATAAACATGAACTGATCATTAGTGGCGGCAATAGGAATTTCGTCTGTGAACCATGCCAACTCACGATCTTTATCCTGCATCATGCGGAACCATACATCGGCAAAGGCGGGCTGGTTCACCAATAGCGCTGTACGCGTCTCCATCCATAGTTTTGCCTGTTGTGGCGTTATGGGTAACTTGGGCCACTTCTCACAGCTAGTCTCGACCTTGAACGCGCCAATCTCGCCCATGTTACTCTCCCCGTTCTAAGCGGACCAATTTTAGTGCTTTTGGTTGGGTTTCGACAATGCCGGATAATACGTGTTTCCATAATCCGGCGCGACGATAGGGTTTCCAATGAGCTTGCCAGAGATAACCTCTCTCTTTTTCGCGTTTAGCTAGAACCAGGTCGTCAATTTCGCGAGCCCGAATAATTTTTGGTGTCTTTGCCATTAGCCCTCACTCCCCATCACTCTCAGAGTAATACGTGTCAACGCGTTGGTCGAACAAAGTTAAATTCGTAGTACCAACATTGTCATCGACAATTGACGCCGTGATAGTTGGTGATCGCTCCGCTAGCATAGCGAGTTGTGCGTATAAGTCTGTCGCACTGCTGCGTAGCACCTCTGTGTATACCCCGCGCATAGCAGGGTCATGTGTAGGTATGTCGGCTCTGACATGGATGGTAAAGTGTACACGCATGGTTGCTCTCCTTCCTTCTTCCTTGGCTCGGTCTTGCTCCAGCCTCCGCCACACTTCTTTGGCTATGTGCTTGAGTAAAGCCTCTAGCTCTGGACCATTCCCTTGCATATACATTCTATGCAGCTTCTCTCTTGTGGTCTCGATCATATCCTTCCACAATTGCGATGAGATTGGCATTCGCTTTTGTCCATGCTTTGAACTCGGGCATAACCAACACGCCCACGTTACGGTCCCGTATCATCTTCACCATCATGAACTGGAACTCGTTCGGCAGACGGGACATGAGTGTCGCCAGCGCTGCCGCATCATGGGGCTTGGCCCAGTCAGCCAGCTTGTATCCCAGCAAGCGCAAACGATCTGGCTCCAATGGGATGGACACTGTTCCGGGATTGGCGATACATTCTTCGTAGGATGGAAGCTCTTGCGCCATGCGGAAGTGCATGAACAGTTGCTCGGCGTTCTCCTTGCCAATCCCACCAGCAATGAGTGATTGTGTTCCCACGTCGAGTGGTATCTTACTCAGAGAGTAAAGAAACATTCTGGCTTTCAAGTAGGTGTTCGCTTGTGCCAGTGACCTAGGAGTGCAGTATGGTCCTTGGATTGCTGGTGCCTCCTGAAACAATATATGCGGGAACGTTTCGCCAAACGCAATAATCTCTGGCAATACTTTGTGTGTACGTGCCCAGTCAACCCACGCTTCACTGCTGTCTCTGACTGTGACCAATATCTGCGAGTTGATAATAAAGTCAAACGTTTTCGTGCCACCATTGCGTGAACCCAAAGGATTGCCAGCACTCCACACGACCCAGCCGGGCGGCAACCAATGCGTGCCAACTCGCTTGAGTAGCTTCATATCGCGTGTGAGCTTGCGCTCCTCGGGGTTCATCTTATCTTCTTCGTCGATAAAGATAATACCCCCAGAGTAAGAGTCAATCGGTCGGCCTTCACGCGTGATCCACCAATACGGCAGAGAGAAGTGACTGACTTTCTTTTGGAGAGTGCCGTCAACATTCATCTCCATAAACCCACATAGCCACGGCAGAGTGACGGTTAGTCCGTTGATATACACGAACCCATAGTCACCATCGGGATCAATCGTCTTAAGGATTGCAGGCGACTGGTTCATTATAGTCGTCTTGCCGCGACCGGCAGGAGACTCAAGGTGAATTGAGGGGCCATCGGGCTGGCTGGAAGCCAAGTACCATTCAGGGATGCGCTCGGCGATTTCGTTCAGTGTCAGTGCCATTGGTTTGCTCTCCTTTTGGTTTCTTACTATAAGAGTAAGTATACACTACAACCTGACT